CCACTATAAGCAAGACAACAACCTGATGGACTTCACCGATTTGTTGGAGTTGGTCATCATTGAATCGCACCGCCTGCCCAGCTTAGAAGTCCTGATTGTTGATGAAGCACAGGATTTGTCCCGGCTGCAATGGAACCTTGTCGAGGCGCTGTCCTCACGGGCCAAGGCCACTTACCTTGCTGGTGACGACGACCAAGCGGTGTTCACGTGGGCCGGAGCCGATGTAAAGAGCTTCTTGGCATTCGAGGGCCACATCACCATACTGAACAAGTCCTACCGCATCCCGGCCAAGGTCCATAACTTGGCCAACTACATCGTTCAGAAGATTCATGAGCGCCAGCCCAAGACGTGGGAGCCCCGTGAGTTTGAGGGCAGCGTGACAAGCTACCATAGGTTTGAGGATGTGCCCATCGATCAGGGCCAATGGTTGATCATGGCCAGCACCAATTACATGCTCAACCCGATCCATGACTGGATTAAGAGTCTAGGACTGCTGTTTGAGCGTAACCATGTGCCAAGCCTCACGCCTCAGATTGCAAATGCCGTGGTCAACTGGGAGCGCCTGCGCAAAGGTAGGGCCGTCCCGTTTGAAGCAGTGGAGAACGTCTACCGCTACATGGGCACAGACTGCATAGCACGGGGCCACAAGACGTTTAAAACAGGCGACAAGGGGTGTGTGTACACCATGGAAGAATTGAGGGCGGATCACGGCCTCCTGACCGATTCCATCTGGCATGAAGCATTGGACAAGATCTCGGACGACAAGCGCGAGTACCTGATTGCGATGTTTCGGCGAGGAACACGGCTCACGGAGCCCCCGCGCATAAAGTTATCCACAATCCACGGAGCCAAAGGCGGTGAGGCGGACAACGTCATGCTGATGATGGATCTCTCCCCAAAGTTCGCCAAGCAGTTTCAAGAAAACGGCGACAACATTCAACGGCTTTTTTACGTGGGCGTTACCCGTACAAAGCAGTCTCTGCATTTAATTTTGCCCAAGCACATAGAAAAAGGATTTCGACTATGAGCACGATCCCCATGTTCCCCATTCAAACCGAATGGGTTGCACCTGAAGTTTTCCCCAACTTATCCACAGCTAAGGAGATTGCAATTGACCTTGAAACATGTGATCCGAACATGGAGTCCTTCGGCGCTGGCTGGCCACGTAACGACGGTTTTATTGCTGGATACGCCGTTGCTGTTGACGGTTGGGCTGGCTATTTTCCTGTTGCTCATGGTGGCGGTGGTAATCTCGATAAGCACCTCGTTGAGCGCTGGGTGAAAGATGTCTGTGCTACAAGCGCAGACAAGATCATGCACAACGCTGCCTACGACTGCGGTTGGCTTCGGGCCAACGGCTTCACCATCAATGGCAGGATCTGCGACACCATGCTTGCCGCTCCGCTGCTCGATGAGAACCGCTTCTCTTACAGCTTGAACGCGCTGGGCTTTGATTACCTCAAAAAGGTCAAGTCGGAAGCCTTGCTCAAGCAAGCCGCTGCCGACTTCGGTGTTCATCCAAAGAAAGAACTTTGGAAACTCCCCGCCATGTACGTTGGGGACTACGCCGAGCAGGATGCGTCATTGACGCTGGAGTTGTGGCATCACTTTAAGGTCAAGATGCGACAAGAGGAAGTTGAATCAATCTTCGATCTGGAGACCGAAGTCTTCCCGATTCTGTTGAACATGACCCTGCGCGGCATCCGCTTTGATCGCATTCAATGCGGGATGGTGATCGACAAGCTGATTGTGCGCGAAGCACAGATTCACCAAGAGTTAAAGTCAGCCTGCGGCAAGAAAGTGGACATCTGGGCGGCACAGTCCATTGCCAATGCATTTGACACGCTGGGTGTGCCCTATGGCAAGACCACTGCCGGAGCGCCAAGCTTTACCAAGAGCTTCTTGGATGAATGCCCACACCCTGTGGCCAAGCTGATTGTGGAAGCACGTGAGACCAACAAGACGCACAGCACCTTCCTTCAGCCCTACATGGACTTCAGCAAGAAGACTGGGCGCGTCCACCCACACGTCAATCAGATGCGCAATGACGATGGCGGCACGATCACAGGCCGTCTTTCCATGAACAGCCCCAACCTTCAGCAGGTTCCTGCCCGCCACGAAATCATTGGGCCCATGGTGCGCTCGTTGTTCCTGCCCGAACAAGGCGACATTTGGGCATCAAACGACTTTAGTTCCCAAGAGCCCCGCCTGTTGGTGCATTACGCCCACCTGTTGGACTTGCCCGGGGCGGAGAAGATGGTTGACGCATACCGCAACGATCCGGCCACCGACTTTCACCAAATGGTTGCCGATATGGCAGGTATCAAACGCAAAGCCGCCAAGACCATTGGCCTTGGCCTGATGTACGGCATGGGCAAAGGCAAGTTGGCCAACGAGTTGGACTTGTCCACCGCTGAGGCCTCTGACCTAATCAATTCATTTCATACCAAGGTGCCGTTCCTCAAAGGCACCGTCAACGCCGTGATGAAGCGCATCGACCACCCAGCCACCGGCGGCGCGATCCGCACACTGCTTGGCCGCAAGTGTCGGTTCCCTCTGTGGGAACCTGTGGAGTGGGGCGTGAACAAGGCGCTGCCGCATGCACAGGCTGTCGTGGAATACGGACCAAGGATCAAGCGGGCAGGCACGTACAAGGGCTTGAACAAGTTGATCCAAGGGTCAGCAGCAGATCAGACTAAGGCTGCCATGGTTGCCTTGGCTAAGGCTGGGTTTGACCCCATCCTGCAAGTGCATGACGAGGTTGCGCTGTCGGTCAAGAATCGGGGGGCTGCACAGGAGGCTGCCGAGATCATGGCCAACGCCGTGCGCTTAGAGGTGCCCAGTCGGTGTGACGTAGAAGTCGGACCCAGTTGGGGCGAGGCAAAATAAAAGGGCCCCTCGGGGCCCTTTTTACTTGAACAAGTTCTTGACCCTCTCCCAGATCTCTATCCATGAACCGGGCTTGGGTTTGGCATCAATGAACAGATCAAGCTGGATGATGGTGAACCTGTATTCACCCTTGCCCCTTCCGGGGACAAGTGCCGCTTCCAGTTTGAGTTCGTTGGCCAACGTCAACCCCGCACGACGGACCACAGAGGGATGCAGTTCTGTCCACTCTGCAATTTCCGTTGTCCTACCGGTGTAATTGTGCTTGCGTAACGCATCAAGGACCATGGCTCGAACTTCTGCGGGTTTAACTTTCATCGGGCCCGTCCTTCTAGCCTATCGGCTATCAGTGTTGCGTACCCTGCAATGTCGACCCAATGATCGGTCACGTCAGGGTTACCGTTCACGATGCGGCCCATCTTGTGGATGATCATCTCCAGCGCTTCCCACTGGTCATCCGCAAAGGTCTTGTCATGCTTGGCAGCATGCGCGGCCATGGAACGCTTGAGGGACTGCATAAGCTCCGCGCCGTCTTTAAACTTACCGTAGTTGTTGGCCCGCACGTCCAAAATACTATTTACGCTGAAGTCCGGCAAACGTGGGTCCGGCATTGGCACCATCTCAGGCGGTGCGAAGATCCCAATTAGGTTGTTCAGCGCCTTCTTGCGCAACTGGTAACCAAGTGCCGGTGTAATGCCAAACTTCTTGGCCACGGCAGGCACCTTGGACAATGGATGGTCCAAGATGTATTCCATGAACTTCTGTGACTTACTCTTCGCTGCTGTCTTCATTTTCATAACTCCTTTTACTGGTTGATAAAACTCCACTGCTCTTTTGAACAACAACTTCTTCGGTTGTAAATTTGTGCTCGTTGGCACACTGCCTTCTTCTTCTGTATCCGTTCTCCGTAGTCCTAGTCTCAAGGACCGTGGACCATACACCGCACTCGGGACATTTCATAAGTGGGCCTCCATGCACTTATGTCTCTCCGCCTCTTGCTTCGTTATAAACAACAAACGACATTTAGTGCAGTGCCACAGTCTTCCCTCTTCAACGATCACCCTACGGCTGCCATGGTCCCCGCGCAAACGGCCAAAGAATGTTTTGATTGCCTCAATCATGTGTTCTTCCCCTTGATCTTGGCTTCTATGGCATCTGCAAACCTCACCCAAAACGGCTTGCTGTTAACAATCTGTTTGACTTGGTCATAAATAAAAGATTGCTCCTCATCCGTCAGCCCCTCCCATTTAAGTTTAAATGAACGGTCTAATAAATGGAGATTGTCCAATTCACTGGTTTGTTCGCACATTGGGCAACGCATCAGTACTGATGTCTTCATGTGTTGAG